TAATCAAAACGCAGAAGCTGTTAATCTAGATGACTTTTTTAATTTGTATGAATTAAAAAAAATTACACCAGAACAATTAGAGGCACTAGAAGTAAAACGACCAGAGTCAGAGTTTAGTGATGGTCCACCTTGTCTAGAAACAATTACACAGACAGAAATAAAAGATGGTAGAGATAGAATACTTTATCAATACATACAATATGCAAAAAGAAAATGGCCAGAAAGTTGGCAAGGTAAAATAAATGCATTTAATTATAAATACTTTTCATCACATCCAGAAGGACCATTAGAAGATAAAATAGTACAAGGTAAAATAAAATTTAACGACGGTAAAGAATTAGGGTTTAAATGTAACGAAGATCCTATGTGTAATTTTTGTGATAAAAATTTATGCAGGACTAGAAAATTTGGTATAGGTGGTGAGTCTGTATTTCCAATACTATCTGACTTACAAAAAGTTTTATTAGATGAACCATATTATTGGGTTAACGTGGACGGTGATAGAGTCAAGTTAGATACCATAGATTATCTTATGGAACAGAGATTGTTTAGAAGAACGGTTGCAAAACAACTAAACAAAAAACCAAAAAGAGTTACTACAAAAGAATTTGAAACATACATTGATATGCTTTTACAAGGTGTAGAAGAAGTTGATGCACCGGAAGGATCGTCAAAGATAGATCAATTAAACAATCATTTAGAGGACTATTGTCTACAAAGATCTATTGGATCTGTTACGAGAAAAGATATTTTAAATGGTGCGGTGTATACAGAAAATGAAAAACATGTGTTTACGTTTCACAGATTCTTTCACGGTCATTTGACTAAAAAGAAATGGAAAGAAGATTATCAGGTCACACAACAAATGTTAAAAGAACATTGTGGTTGTGAAGAGGGACGTATGCAGATCGGTAAAAAGAAACCATCGATTATGAAAGTCGATGTATTTGATAAACCAGAAGAACAGTTTACACAAAAGAAACTAAAAGAAGAGGTGCCATTTTAATGGGACGGTCTTTTTATCATCAAAATTTAATCGGTCCTTTAACAAAAAAACAAATGACCAAAAAAAGATGGAACGATAGAAATAGAGAATACAAAAATGAATGGAATCGAAAGAACAGACCTAGATCAAGTACTGAATACATGCAAAAACTTAAGATAGAAAATCCAATTAAATATGAAAAAATTTTAAAACAGAATAATGAAAAACAAAGAAAATACAGACAAACTAAAGAGGGAAAATTAAAAAATAGTTTATACTGTAAAAGATATAGAGAAAAATGTAAAGCAGAAGGAAGACCTGTAAAAGGAGGTTCAAGCAAAAGTTCTTATAATCCTGTGTTAGAAAAAATAAGAAGAGATAAACACAAACGTGAAAAAACAAGTTATTGGCATGCTAATAATCTTAGAAAATTAATTCATGGTGTTTTTAGAAGAAGAAGCAGTATGGATTTTAAACAATTAAAATCAAAAGAACTTTTAGGATGTAGTTTTGAAACAGCTCGTAAACATATTGAATCTTTATTTAAACCAGGAATGTCTTGGGATAATTATGGTAAGTGGCATATGGATCACATAATACCATGTGCTTCTTTTGATTTACGATGCCCAGTTCAACAATTAGCGTGTTGTTATTATAAAAATTTACAGCCGTTGTGGGCTTTTGATAACATGAGTAAAGGTAGTCAAATTTTATGAAAACAATTGTATTAGGGCCACCAGGAACAGGCAAGACTCACACTTTGTTAAATCAAGTAGAAGACTATCTTAAAAACACAGATCCAGATCGTATAGGTTATTTTGCATTTACAAAGAAAGCAGCAAACGAAGCAAAGTCTAGAGCTATGGATAAGTTTAATTATTCTGAAGATGACTTACCATACTTCAGAACTATGCACTCGTTAGCATTTAGAAGACTTGGAGTTAACAAAGACCAGGTTATGCAGCGAAGACATTACGAAGATCTGGGTAGAAAATTAAATTTGTTTATTGATTACAACGAGTATGATGAAGAGGAGACAGGTTTGTTTACAACTAAATCAGATTATCTGCGTATAATTAATTTAGCAAAACTAAGAAACATTACATTAGATCAACAAGTAAAACTAGGAGACCACACAACAGAAATAGATTACGATACGTTAGTGCATTTAAGTAATGAGCTAACAAGATACAAACAAGAAAACAATTTAATTGACTACAACGATATGATTTTAGAATTTATAAAATCAGATAAGTCACCGAAGTTTGACGTTGTATTTATTGATGAGGCACAGGATCTATCGATGATGCAATGGAACATGGCTAAAACTATTTGGGATAAAACAACAGACTCTTTTATCGCCGGCGATGATGACCAGGCTATCTTCAGATGGGCTGGTGCAGATGTAGATTCTTTCATCACACAAAAAGGTAAATTACTAAATCTTACACAATCAAGAAGAATACCAAGAGCAATACATAACTTTGCATTAGATATAATTAAACGTGTATCACACAGAAGATACAAAGAGTGGGCACCAAGAGACCATCAAGGTTCTTTAAGATTTCATGACGATATCAAAGACGTAGATATGTCATCAGGTAACTGGTTAGTGTTAACCAGAACTAGATTTATGTTGAATGATATAGAAGATGAAATGCGAGAACGTGGTTGGTATTTTGAAAACAGATTTAAATCAATGCCAGAGAAAGAAGCAGCCGAAGCTGCAGCTGACTATGAGGCAGGGAGAAAAGGACAACCACTAAGTTACAAACAGATAGAAAGAATCTGTAGCTACATATCTCCAAAGACTTTAGATAAAAATTTTTTAAAAGGTATGGCGAAAGAAAGTTTTTATAACTTATCTGATACTAAGATTAAAACAGACAAAGTTTGGTTTGATGCATTTGATGACTTAAACTTTAGAACTGTAAACTACATACGTAGTATGCGTAGAAACGGTGAGAACTTAAAAGAAGCACCAAGAATAAAATTATCTACAATCCACAGCGTAAAAGGTGGGGAAGAAGATAACGTTATGTTGTTGACTGACTTAACACATAACACGAATAAATCTTACAGAAAAAATCCAGATGATGAAACTAGATTGTTTTACGTAGGAGCAACAAGAACAAAAGAAAACTTACATATAATTAGACCAAAAGATTATGACAAATCTTTTCCAATGGAGGACGTATGAGTAAAGTATGGGACAAGCAGCATGGCGGGAGTCATTATCAAAAGTATAAAATTCAACCGAGCAAGTTTGTAGTTGAGAATGAATTGCTATATCCAGAAGGATGTGCTATAAAATATATAATAAGACACAGAGATAAAGGAAAGAAACAAGATCTATTAAAAGCAATACACTTTATAGAAATGATAATAGAGAGGGATTATAAGTGATACAAAAACCTATGTTTGCACCACAAACAGAATGGGTGCCACCTACAGAATTTCCTAACCTATCTAAATACGATGAGATTGCAATTGACTTAGAAACTAAAGATCCTGACTTAATGAAAATGGGATCTGGTTCTGTAACAGGTAATGGTAATATTGTTGGTGTTGCTGTTGCTGTACATGATTGGGCTGGTTACTACCCAATCGCTCACGAAGGCGGAGGTAACATGGACAAGAAAAGAGTTTTAGGTTGGTTTCAAGATGTATTAAAAACACCTGCAGATAAAATATTTCACAACGCCATGTATGACGTGTGTTGGATTCGCGCGAGTGGTTTAAGTGTGAACGGTAAAATAATAGACACGATGATTGCATCGGCCCTTGTTGATGAAAATCAAATGCGTTATGACTTAAACAACTGTTCTAAAAGATACACTGGAAAAACAAAAAGTGAAACACATTTATATGAAGCTGCGAAATCTTGGGGGGTTGACCCTAAAGCAGAAATGTATAAACTACCTGCGCTTTACGTTGGTGAATATGCAGAACAAGACGCTAGTATAACTCTTGCACTCTGGCAAGAATTAAAAAAAGAAATAAGCTTTCAAGATATACATTCTATTTTTGAATTAGAGACAGAACTGTTTCCTTGCCTTGTCGATATGCGTTTCTTAGGCGTTCGTGTAGATATCCCAGCAGCGACTGAATTAAAAAAAACATTATCATTACAAGAAAAAGAATGCTTACAAAAAGTAAAAAAAGAAACATCAGTAGATGTTCAAATATGGGCTGCACGTTCAATTGCGAAAGTCTTTGAAAAACTTCGCCTACCATTTGACCGAACTGAAAAAACAAATTCTCCATCATTTACTAAAAACTTTTTACAGAATCACCCCCACCCAACTGTGAAACTGATTGCCCAGGCCCGTGAAATCAACAAGGCCCATACCACGTTTATTGATACCATATTAAAACATAATCATAAAGGAAGAATACATGCTGAAATAAACCAGCTCAGATCTGATAATGGCGGAACTGTGACCGGTAGATTTAGCTATTC